ATGGCGGCAGGCCCTCAACAGTGACGCAGGCCCGCTCTTACCTGGTGACAGAATGGCTGCATGCCATGTGTGCGCACGCACCTAGCCAGGCGAGGGCGGGCGCTGTATTTTCTCCTACCCTTCGTCGTGTTCTCTTTGTGTTCTACACAACATCTAGATTGATGAACGATTGTTCACATGAACAGTTGAACAATCATGCTATACTGCGAGCAGGGCGGGGCGCTCTGCGGTCTGCTCACGTAGCAGGAGGCAGGCCGTGTCAACATTCGACCTCACAACCGGAACCCCGCCCATGATCGGGAGAGTGCTGACTATTCCAGCATGGCTGGAGTATGTTGAAGCCTATGATTTTGGCCCGATCCCCCCGTCGATCCTCACGCTCCACCACACGTGGAAGCCCACCATCGCCCAGTGGCGCGGCCTGGCCTCGATGCGCAGTATGCAAGTGGGCTATGCGAAGAAAGGCTGGAGCGCTGCTCCGCATATCTATGTGGCCCCTGACGGCATCTGGCTCTTTACTCCTCTCAAAGATATCGGTGTGCATGCCGGCGATCTGAATGGCAGCCTCAAAAAGGGCTGGTACTCGATTGGGATCGAGATGGTCGGCGATTATGATCGCGAGCGGCCCAGTGGTGTGATCTGGGAACAAACCAAAGCGGTGCTGGGCGGCCTTACGCGCCGGCTGGGTAGACCGTTTGCCGAACTCCTGACCTTCCATCGTGATGCCAGCACCAAGAGTTGCCCAGGCCACGCCGTAACAAAAGACTGGGTAATTGCCGAGGTGGCCGGCTGGCTGCATGCCGAGGAGCCGCCGGCGAGAACTCCCTACACCGAACAGAGTGCAATCCTGGGCCTGCCGCAGGCCAGTATGGCGCAGGCCATCACTGCGATTCTCAGCCGCCCCATTGTGTCAACGTATGCCAGCCAACCCTACGAAGAAAAGGATGTGCGCAACGTGATTGTGCCAGCCTACTGGCAGCAAGCGTTGGCCGTGGGTATTGACCCAGTCTTGGCGATTGCCCAGATGATCCACGAAACAGACAACCTCACCAGCTTCTGGGCCCAGCGGCCCAGACGCAACCCTGCCGGCATTGGGGTGAACGGCAAGAAGCAAGTACAACCGCCGCACCCGCGTGATGGGTGGGCTTTTAATCTTATCGATAGTCGCTGGGAATTAGGTCTGAGTTTTGACACGTGGGCCGATCACGCGATCCCGGCCCAGCTCGGGCGCTTGCTGGCCTATGCGCTGCCGATTGGTCAGGGCACGCCGGCGCAACAGGCACTCATTGATAAGGCACTGTTTGTGCGCGGCCTGCCCAGGCCCACACGTGGCAGCGCGCCAGTCTTGAAGCTGCTCGGCCAGGTGCATAATCCAAGCAAAGAGGGTTGGGCCAAGCCTGGGGATTTCTATGGTCAGAAGATCGCAGCAGTAGCCAATCGGATCGTGGCAACTCGCGTGTGAGGTACGCCATGACCGAACAACAAGGCCAGGGCCCGCCTGATACACAGCTCAGCGATACCATCACCGTGCTGAGTGAAGGTATGAAGCAGGCCCTCACAGCGTTTACTGTCGCACTCATTAAGCGGCTCGATGCACGAATTTACAAACTTGAGGAGCAAATCATCATTCAAGATCTGACCATTAAGGAGCTGGTCAGGAAAGAAGAGGAGCGTGAGGCCCGCGAGCGCTCGACTGGACCAACGGAACACTAGGATGAACCATGCCAACCCAGGAGCATCGCCAGGCGCTCCTAACCGAGCTGCGCCGGCGGCGCGAGGTACGCGAGCTGCAAGCGGCGCAATTGGGGATCGATGCGCCGCCCCATGTCAAAGTTGAGCTGGCTGAGCTGAATGCGCAGATCGCAGCACTGGAAGCTGAGGATCGTTCACTGGTGCCGAGTGAATTACTGGACTCGCTTGGTGCGAGTGGTCGTATTCAATTGGTCTTAGCGGAGCTGAAGAATCTCAAACAAAATGTCTCTGAGCGCTTTGACCGGGAGCGCGAGGATATTCTGGAGCGCTTTGATACCTGGGAAAAGATCTGGACGCGCACTCAGGAGCAGAATAATCGCTGGCTGATTGCCTTAACGCTGGCTGTTATTTTCATTGCGATGGGCTTTGTTGCGATATTGGCGCGAGGTGGCCCGTGATAGATGATCCGAGCGCTGCATTCCTGTGGTGTGTATTGGTTATCGTATTGATGGGCATTGGCGGGATCTGGCTGCTGCTTGCACGTGATCGCTGGGGTGGCTAATGGCTGTTGGGTATCGCTCAACCGGTACAGCTGGTGCTGTTGGGGCCGCAACCTCGATCACACTGGCCGCCCCAGCTGGCCTGGTGGCAACCGATCTGCAACTCGGCTGGATTGCAACATCAGCCGCAGCTGCCGTCATCACGCCGCCGGCAGGCTGGACACTGATCCGGAGGCCGGCAGGCGTCGGCGGGGCGCTCTACTGGGCACCTGGCACCGTGAGTGCCTATCAATGGAATGTCAGCATCAGCAGCACGATTGTGGGGTGGGTAACGGCGCTCACTGGGGCCGATCTGACTGCTCCCATAGCCGACTCTGCTGAAGCGACAAATACCGGCACTGTGGCCGCTGTTGGTGGTGTGAATGCCTTGAATGATGGCATGCTGTTTGGTCTGTGGGTTGCCGGCGTGGTCGCCACCTGGACGCCTCCAGGAAGCATGACCGAGCGACAAGATACCTTTAGCGGTATGACCGCAACCGAGCCATCGACCGCAGGGCCAACCGGTACACGCACAGCAACCGCAACTGCATCATCGGCCTGGCTCGCCATTCTGGCGGCCATTCGATCATTGGAACATCCGCACCCGGCCCTGGTCGTAACACCTGAGTTTCCGTTGTATATGGAGGTGTAACCGTGTCAGCTCTTCGAGTAAGTGCAGAGAATACCGCCGCAGTAGCATTGGCTGCTGCAACTCCAAAGACCGTGCTCCAGCTGAATGCTCCAGCCAATCAGCGGCTTAAGATCCAGCGTGTCGGTGTGTTTTTCGATGGTGCCAGCCCAACCGCAGTACCCGTATTGGTGCAGCTCATTCGGAAAACAGGTGCTGGTACGGGTAGTGCCCTGACGCTCACAAAGCTGGTTGCTTCCGATTCAGAAACAATCCAGACCAGCGCCACTGAAAACCACACGGTCGAGGGAACCGGCACAACCGATGTGATTGATCAGTGGCTGGTGCATCCACAGATGGGCGTTGATATTACCTATGCCTTTGGGCAAGAGAAGATCATCGCCGGTGGTGGCCGTGTCGCACTTGTCTGCAATGCTCCAGCCGTTGTGAACGTGCGCGCCAAGATCGACTTTGAGGAGTAATGCGCCAGCTGCACACAACGCGCATTCGCCAACCCTGGCTGCCTGGCCCGCTGATCAGCGAGGCTGAGGTGGCGCTTCAGCGTATGGTGGTGCAGCAGGCCGATCCGCCGCTCGCTGTGTATGCTGGCCTGGCCCAGCTGGGCCAGGTTCCTCGCGATGAGCAGCAGGTCAGCCCGGCGCAGCGAGTGCTCCTTCAGTACGGGCCGGCGGTGCCGCTGCCAGATGCGAGCACGTGGCTGCCTGGGCCACTGCGGCAGCTGCCCGAGCTGAACCGGGGCGGCCAGCACAGCACGGTTATCGGTGTGCCGGTGCCGCAGATCGGCGCACTGGCGATCTGGAATAGGGCACCGCGCGAGCGGCCCAACCTGCCAGCTGGCCGGGTGTCTGCAACCATTGGAAGCCGTGTTGCACAGCCGCAGGCCCAGAGTGCAGTAGCACAAACGGGTGCTGCTGGAGCAGTCGCACAAACAACTGCTGCGAGTGAGGAATAGATGACCAGCCCGATTGTCCTTGCAGCCCATGCCCGCGAAGAAGGCACCTATGTGATCACGGTGTCATTCAAAGATGAGGCGGGCACGCCGGTTATTCCAGGCGCAGCCGCCTGGACATTGACAAGTACCGATGGAACCGTGATCAATGGTCGTCAAGATGTAGCGATAGCACCGGCAACAAGTGTTGCTATTGTGCTGTCTGGTGATGACCTGGTGGTCGGCAGCTATGGCACAACTCGGCTGGTGTTGGTCGAGTATACCTATACAAGCAGTTATGGATCGAACCTGCCAGATAAGGTGCAGATCCAATTTGAAATTGACGACCTGGTCGGGGTGGTATAGTCGTGAGTTCATTCTACGCGCCAGAGATATTACAGGCTGCCTTCGATGCTGCGCTTGATGCGATTACATCAGCACGCCAGCAAGCCTTTGTGCGCGAGTATCTTGTTGATTTCAACGGCAAGCAGGCCGCGATCCGCGCCGGCTATTCGAAAAAAACAGCTGAGGTGCAAGCATCACAGACCTTAAGGATCCTTAAGGTACGTGAAGCAATCGAGGCCGGCCAGCGGCTATTGATGTGGCGTGTGATGGATGCCGACGAGCTGCGAGCACGCATCTCACTGCGCAGCCGTTCATCGCTTCACAATGTGCTCTCACTGCCTGCAACGCCGTCAACTGAAGATCTGCCACTTCCAGTAAAGAATAAGAATAAGAAGAAGAAAGGAGACGACCAGGTCGATGAGCAGGCCGGCCAGGCCGAGCAGGAGAGCCCTGGAGATGGGCAGCAGTTTGTTTCTACCATGGCTGTGCTGCATGCTCGCTCACACTGGCAGCTCGACCTGGTCAAAGCCCAGCAAACCGGTGGTATTCATCAGATTAAAAAGCTCAAACAGGGTAAGTATGGTCTGGAAATAGAAATGCATGATCCGCACCCGGCCCAGGAGCTACTCGCCAAGATCCTGAAGCTCTCAGGTGATGGAGGTATTCTCAAATATATTGATCTCGGCAAGCTCAGCACCGAGCAGGTGCAACGCATCGCTGATGGAGAGGATCCGCTTGCAGTCATTCTCAGCACTCCAACTCAGAGCGCAAGCGGAGCTTGAACGGCGTAAGCGTGCCGCAGCAGCAGCGGCCACACCAATCAATGCTCCTGTCTTTCGGGGCGGCGCACTGGCGGTGCAGAGTTTTCGCGGCCCAGAGCTTATGCTCAGCGGCCCAAGCGAGACTGGTAAGACCTGGGGAACACTCTGGTATCTCGATACGTTTCTGCGCACCTATGCCGGCGCACAGGGTGCGCTTATCCGAAAAAAGCGCGTTACCATCGCACCAACCGTGCTGCGCACCTATCTGCGCATTCAAGCACTCAGGCGCGATCCAGCGGTGGCCTATGGTGGCAACAACCCACAATGGTATGACTATCCGAACGGCTCGCGACTCTGGATCGGCGGCATCGATGACCCTGGCAAAATTCTGTCAGGCGAACGCGACATTGTGTACGTCAACCAGGCCGAGGAGCTGGAGGTACAAGACTGGGAGACAATTACCACGCGCACAACCGGGCGCGGTGCCGTTGCACCCTACACCATTGCATTTGGTGACTGTAACCCTGGCCCAGCCGATCATTGGATTATTAAGCGGCGCGATAGTGGCGCGCTGGTGTTTCTAGAAAGTAAACACGAAGACAACCCCAGCTTACACGATGGGGTAAATTGGACTGAGCAGGGCCTACGCACTCTGGCCTCGCTCAACAAGCTCACTGGTGTGCGAAAGCAACGCCTGCGCTATGGGCTCTGGGTCGGTGCAGAAGGAGCCTATTACACTCAACTTGATGAGGAGCTGCACCTGGTCGAGTATCTGCGCGCGCCGGCAGGCTGGCACTTTTGGGGCGCGCTCGATTATGGCTTTGGTCACCCATTATCATTTGGCGTGTTCGGGAAGTATGAACATCGCATTGTGCTCTTTGGCCGCCATAGTAAGCACCGGTGGTATGTACCGCAGCATGCGACAGCAATGGATAGCCTGCTTGATGCGCTTGGTATTCAAAAGCGTGGCCTCCGGATTGTGGCCGGCCACGACTGTTGGAATGAAGGCAAGGACGATCCAGAAACCATTGCCGATAAATTCAAACAAAAGGGGTATGTGCTTGAACGTGCGGTCACAAGCCGCATTATCGGTGCGCAAGCCGTTGGTGAGCGCCTGGGGAATCCTGAGTGTGAGCCACCCATACGACCAACACTCCAGTTTAATACACGCTATGGTGGTCGAGCGGTCTTTGATGCCCTGGGGCGTATGGTGGTCGATCCCAATCAGGCTGAGGATGTGCTCAAAGTCGATGCTGATGCCGATGGGCAAGGCGGCGATGATGACTATGATATGTGCCGGTATGGCGTGATGGCGATCCCGGTCGCCATGTCAATGCCCGCTGCCGGCGGTACGCGGCCTACTATACAGGTGCGATAACTATGACTGAAACAATCGAACAGCAATCCATCATTGGAGGAACACCAGGCGGCAGTACCAACCGTGCGCCGGCACCAACACCAGGTGAGGTTGTGACGATCACTGCCGATGCCAGCCGCGAGTATGCGTCAGCGACCGGCACCGCGTTCTATGGCAACTATTGGCGTGCGCTGCGCTGGGCAATTGATGATCTGACTGAGGAGTTTGGCGACGATCTGTATGAGCGTATGCTGCGCGATCCCCAGGTGCTCGCCTGTCTCAATGTGATGAAAACAGGCGTGCTGGAGGATGGGATCCTGCTCAGGCCCGCTGTGCCCAGTGAAGACGATCCACGGTTTGACCAGGCGCAGGCCCTCGTATCACTCTGCACCGCCATGTTTGAGCAGCTGCTCCCCTCGATTGATGATGTGCTGTGGGATCTGCTCGATGGATTGGCGCTTGGCTGCAAAGTTGCCGAGGCGACCTGGTGGGAATATGGGCAGGGCCCAGATCCAAAATTACCCTGGATCCGCTCGGTCAAAGTGAAGCCGCGCACAGCAACCTCGTTTGTCGTTGATGTCTATTCCAATGTGGTCGGTATGCTGGCGCGGATCCCGGGCGTGGGCACACCGGTGCAGGCCGGCACGCTCCTCATGAGCGGCCAGGAACCCTACAATATGCTGCCGCGTGAAAAGTTTGTGGTATTTACCTTCCGGCCCAAAGACAATGATCCGCGTGGCCGGTCGATCTTGCGCGCTTCCTACACCGCCTGGTGGCTGAAGATGCAGACCTGGCCGCAATACCTCAAGTTTCTCACCCAATTTGGCACGCCCAGCTTGATTGGGTTTGTGGGTGAGGGTGCGCAAACAGTTACCTTTCCAGGCCAGCCACAAAAATCACCTGAGCAAGTCATGGTTGATACACTGATTGCCTTTCAGAATGGCACGGCAGCGGCCTTTGAAAATGGTGCAAAGGTGCAAGTCATTGATGTTGGTAAGACCGGTGTCGATGCCTTTGTCAAGGCGTTCGACCTCTACGACCGGCAGATCACCACCGGTATTTTGCACCAGACACTTGCCACAATGGAAGGCCAGCACCAGGCCCGCGCCGCCTCAGAGACCCATATGGGTGTGCTGATCACGATGATCCGGCAGGTCAAGCGCGCTGTAGGCCGGATGGTGCGCAATGATATGTTGCGGCCCTGGGTGCGTGCGATGTTTGGCCCAGAAATGGAAGCGCTGACACCCTATGTAACACTTGGTCGAGTGGATAAGGATCGGGTTGCTGAGTTGTGGAATGCTGCGGCCAATCTTGGCTACTACCTCGATCCTACACAGTTCCCAGGTATGGATGAGCTGCTGGGTGTGCCGGTGCGCGACCCAGAGACACTCAAGAAGCCTGACGAACAAGAGAACGATGCCGAGGAGAGTGACGAAGAGCGAGAAGACGAGGAAGGCGATCCAGAGAGCGATGAGGAAGAAGAGGAGGGTGATCAGGATGACAACGCAAAAAACACCACTCCTGCCAGCTGAACGCGAGCTATTTATGAAAGAGCGGGCCACGCTCTTAGATCGCCTGGCCTTTGTCGAGCAGCGCCTCGGGCTGCCCTCGTCGATTGTGCCAAAGCAGGAGCGGCGCAATGATGCCTACACCGAGCGGGTGCGGCAGAATATTAAAAATGATGCAGGGTAAATGCAGGCTAGACATGAATGATTTTGTATGCTCCTATTGCCCATACGCAACAGGAGAATATACCAACCTTGATTTTGGTGGCTGCCCAGGCATATCCACCTGCATACGTGTTGCACTCGACCACGGCAGAGGTATCACATTGATAAAGCGAAAGGGAGATACGATGACATCGCCTGAGAAAGAAGAAGGCACATTGGTGAAGGGCTACAGTGAAGCCACCACGTCGGAATCAACACTACTGCTTGATATCGCACTGCGTGATGGCATCTGCGTTGATGAGGTGCTGCTGTTGCTCAGGCGCTGGGTATCACCGCTGATTTGGGAGTTCCCTCGCGTGCTCCAGCTGGCCGCTGACAATGATCCAGCCTGGCAAGCCTGGCGCGTGCATCATAATGAGTTGATGGCGTACCAATATTATGCGCAACCGCGCTGGTAGAGAGGTGTGTAATGGAAGGATGTAAGCATCACTGGGTTGATTGTTCGACAAAGGGAGCCGCAGAAAAAGAGTTTCTTTGCGCGTTGTGTGGCAAGCACAAGAAAGAACCTCTTACACCGCTACAAAACCCGGCTGTACCGCCAAAACCTCGATAATCTTTGGTCAATTCATTTGAGGAGGCGCACGATGGAATGTGAGCACGACTGGCTTGACTGCTCTGCACAGGGCAGTTCAAAGCGTGAATTTCTGTGTCGCAAATGCGGTGCGACGAATAGACAACCGAAGCAGTTGTTTATAGTACTAGGATCGCCAGAACTGCAACGGCCACCGCTAAACAACTGGCGACGCTATGACATACCACCAGATCCGGTATTGCCTCCCAAAGTCCAAGCGTTTCTCGATACCCTATCGTAATACTTCCTATTGAAGCCTGTGCTATACTACGAGCACTGAAGTTCATATTTTGCGCCAGCAGTCGATTGACCAGCGGTGCCTCTCATTTTTGAGGGCACCGCTTTTTTTGCGTTCTGAGAGTACATCGTGCAACCACTCCACATCCTGACAGCACTGACCACGCAGCCCTGGGCGATGCGTTCTGAAGTCCTCGCAGTGATGTATAACATTGCGATGGGTGAGGGCGATCCCGAGCAGGCACGCCTGCTTCGCGAGCTACGTGCAGAGCGTCCATCAGCACTTGCCGCTCAGCAGGGACGCCCGCTTGACGGTACAGAAACCGTTACAGTGCGTGATGGGGTTGCGATCCTCCCAGTTAATGGCCCAATCGTTCGCTATGGGAATATGTTCACCTCTGTTTCTGGTGCAACCTCGATTGAGTGCCTGGCGCGCGATTTCAATCTGGCGCTACGCGATCCCTCCGTCGGCGCGATCCTGTTCTGGTTTGATAGCCCAGGCGGCGCAGTAACCGGCATGCACAATCTGAATGATATGGTGTATGCCGCTCGCGATCAGAAGCCGATTGAATCCTATTCCGAAGGAATGTGTGCCAGCGCTGCCTATTGGCTTGCCTCAGCCACCTCACGCATTACCTGCGAAGCCACCTGTGATCTTGGCTCGATTGGCGTGATTATGCCCGTTGCTGATCCGACGATCACCCGACCGCGTGAGATTGCGTTTGTCTCCAGCCAGTCACCCAACAAACGACCCGATCCCACCACCGAGAATGGCCGGGCTCGCTTGCAGCGCATTGTCGATGATACGGCTGAGGTGATGATCGCCGATATTGCGCGTAATCGTGGCATGACACCTGAGCAGGTAATTGCCGACTTTGAGCAGGGTGATGTGTTGACCGGTGCGAGGGCTATTGCCGCTGGCCTGGCCGACCGGATTGGCACCTTTGAACAAACCCTGGCAGATCTGGCGCTGACTGCCCAGACACGCCGGATAACATCATTTCGCCGAGCCGCCACAACTGAACGAGAACGCTTTAGCGCTCGCCTCAAGGAGAACCTATGCAAATCTTAGAAGTATTCAAAGGCGCATTCCAGGCCGCCAAGGAAGAGGGGATCGAGATCGAGGGTGTGAGCGACTCGACCACCTTTGAACAGGCCCTCGCAGCGCTCGCCCCAACCGATCCACGTGTGGCTGAGTTGCAGGCCCAGATTAACACCCTGAACAGCCAGGCTCGTCGCACGGCTGCCGAGGCGTGGGCCGAAACACAGATCCAGGCCCGCCGGGCAACCGTCGGTGAGCGTGCGCACCTGGTGGCGCTGCACCTGCGCGCCGCAGAAGATGACGCTGCTAATCCCGGCACAGAGCAGGCATCACGGGTCAGCACGCTTGAAGCCTCATTTGCCGCTCGTCTACCGCACCAGTGGAGCATGGAAACGATTCCAGTCACGACATTGCCGCTCGCCCAGGGCGGTGGTGAAGATACGGCTGCACGGCGTCGCCGGCTGCTGTCGATGACAGCGGTTGGCCGCACCGCGCTCGCGCAGGAGACCAAGTAAATGCCAATCAGCGCTGCAACCACCTACAACGCCAGCCGGCTCGATCCCTACATCGACCCTTCGGATGCTGTCACCATTCCCTATACGCTTGTACCCAATGCAGCCTATACCAAAGGCACCGTGTTGGGCCTGGTGACCAATGCGGTCAATGATGTGCAGACTCTGACCATCACGGCCAGCGGTGGCACCTACACCATCAGCTGGACGGATCCTATCAGCGGTGTAGTCAAAACGACCGCAAGCCTGAACTACAACGATAACGCCGCCGCTATTCAGAGTGCGCTGAACGCTGCCGGCGTGTTGGGCACCTCGGGTGTTGGAGTGACCGGCACCGGCCCATTCGTGATTACCTTCTCTGGCACAGCCTATGCCGGCAAGGCCCAGAACCTGATGACGGTCAATACTGGCTCATTGACCGGTGGCTCGGCCTCGATTGCCCACACCACATCAGGCGCGCCAGCAGGCGCAGCCAAAGCCTATGCCTCGGGCAACTCCGACGGCTCACAGGTGGCGCGTGCCATTCTGCAATACGACTGCTACGTCGATGCCCTGGGGAATGTCTACCTGGGCGTGTCATCGGCGGTTAGCCCATTTGGCGAAACCCGCAAAGATGTGCCGTGTTACATCTCGGGCACATTCGACACCAGCAAGCTCACTGGCCTCGATGCCACGGCCCTCTCAAGTGGGTACTGGCGCCTGGTGCAAGGCTCGCTTGCATTGGGTGTCGTTCGGCTCGGCTAGCAACGGAAGGAGATCTCATTTCCCATGCCAACGTTTACCTATCCAACCAACGCCGAGCTAACTGAGATCGCGCAGGACAAGCTGCCTGCGCTTCAGGCCAACCGGCGCATTTTCGACATTATGCCCATTGAAGAGAAGGATGCCAGTGTCATCATCTGGGATCAGCTCGACAACTATACCGGGTTGCAATCGCTGCGCGGTATCAATGGCGCATTCCCGCTCATTCAGCAGACCGGCTCAAAGCAGTTTGTTGAGCGGCCAGGCTACTACGGTGAAGGTGAATTGATCGATGAGATCCAGCTCACCGAGCGCCGGCAGCTGGGCACATTTGCTCAGCCGGTATCGATTGATGACCTGGTCATGGAAAAGCAGGATAAGCTGCTCAACCGCCGGCTCGACCGGATCGAGTGGATCGGCTGGACACTGCTCACCACTGGGCAGTTTATCGTATCGACGCCGATGGGCATTGTGGCGCACCAGGGTGCCTATACGCTGCAAACCTTTACGGCCTCAGTTGCCTGGGCCACGGTTGCAACCGCAACCCCGCTGGCTGACTTCTCCAGTGTGCAGCTGC